TATCATAGGTCACAATATTATCCAGTATGACCTTGTAGCTATCAAACATCTATATCCAAGATTCAAACCAAGAGGAAAAGTATTAGATACTCTTATTCTTGGCAGAATGTTTTATCCAAATATATTAGAAATCGACTACAACCATAAGTGGAAGGGTATGCCACTTCAGATGTACGGAAGACACAAGTTAGAAGCCTATGGATTCAGACTGGGACTGGAAAAACAGCACGCTGGCTTAGAAGATTTCAGCAAACTTACAGAAGAACTGGCACAACGATGCAAGTCAGATGTTGATGTAACTGCTAGCCTTTGGCGTAGGCTGCAGCCCAAGGTTAATAAGTACCCTTCTGCTGTTGACCTTGAGATGAGATTTGCAGAACTCATCTCTAAGCAGGAACAATCGGGTTTTGCGTTTGATTGCGAAGGGGCAATGAAACTAGAAGCTGAGATTGTTTCAAAATTGAAGGACATTGACGAAAGATTGCGACAACGGTTCCCTTTCGTTGATGGTGGACTCTTCACTCCTAAGCGTAATGATTCTTCTAGGGGATACATAGCTAAAGCCACTATGTGTCGTCTGGTTCCCTTGAACCCGAACTCTAGAGATCACATAGCTTGGGTTTTAAAGACCCATCTCAAGTGGAATCCAGAAAGTTTCACTGATACGGGGAAACCTAAAATCGATGAGGGGGTTCTTAAAGAGATACCAGGGGCGGAGTTATTCTTATCTTCGCTTACTCTTCAAAAAAGACTCGGACAGCTGAGTACTGGCACTAATGCTTGGTTAAGATTGGTCGGGTCTGACAATCGTATTCATGGAAGTGTGATTACGGTTGGATGTGCCACTATGAGATGTGCCCACACCAGTCCGAACGTTGCCCAATGTGTTGCTGTTAGGTCGGCCTTTGGAAAAGAGATGCGTTCATTGTTTGGACCTAACGTTTTGTCCTTAAGAGCAGACAAGACTGCCAAAACCAAACAGGTGGGTGTGGACCTCTCTGGAATTGAAGCAAGAGCATTGGCTCATGTGTTATTTCCATTCGACAACGGAAGATTTGCTAAGGAGGTCATTGAGGGCGACATTCACACAGCAAATCAGTTGGCGGCTGGTTTAGAAACTCGTGATCTTGCCAAAACTTTTTTCTACGGCCTCATCTATGGAGCTGGAGCAGAAAAGCTAGGCAAGATTACTGGTCAAAACGGTAGGGAACTAAAGCGAAGATATTACAAAAATATGCCAGCTTTAGCAGAGCTTACTAAAAGAATAACAGCTAAGGCAGAGTCTGAAGGGAAAATTAAAGGATTGGATGGACGACCTATTAAGATCCGATCACCTCATTCAGCTTTAAATTTCTGCTTACAATCTATGGGTGCAATTCTTAGTAAAGCTTGGTATAACATTTGCTATGACGAAATAACAAAAGTAGGTTTAAGATATGGCACTGACTGGACCTTTCTAGCTCACATTCATGATGAAATCCAATTTGCAGTTAGAGCTGAACATTCACAGCAGCTTGCCGAACTTGCCACCAAAGCTTCCGTTAAAGCAGGAAATCAGTTTAGAATGCGAATACCGATTGAATCAGAATATAAAGTTGGGAACAATTGGGCCGAATGCCACTAAGAAATGTAAGATTTGTGGCGAACTAAAATCTCTTTCTGAGTTTTACAAAAATGGAACTTGGAAAAGACCTGAATGTAAAGAATGTTACAAAGAACTTATTAGAAAGTATTGGCATTTAAGAAAAGATCATCCAACTCCTGAGTTAGGAACAGCTTGTCAGTGTTGTGGTAAGACAGACCAGTTACTAACTTGGGACCACTGCCACCAAACTACAGAGCATAGAGGTTGGCTTTGTAATAACTGCAATACAGCTATAGGAAAACTAGGTGACAATGTAGAAGGTGTCCTAAATGCTGCTACTTATTTAGCTAAAGCGTATAAAATCTAGTCGATGAATTAAAGCTGGCGATGACTTCAAAAAATAAGAAACAACCACCAAAGGTTAGTAAGACTGAGTTAAGGTTGCCTAAAGCTTTATTACTGGGGGGTAAGTGGAGATGACTTGGCTTCTAATAGATGCAGATATGGAACTCTTTACAGCTGTTAAAGCTTGTGAAGCAGAGATTGAATGGATGCCTGATGTAATAACAACTCATACCAATATTAGAGAAGTTAAATTTCTAGTTGATACAGCTATTAATAGAAAACAATTACAAGTAAAAGCAGATAAGGTTACTTTATGTTGGACTGCTCCAGATAACTTTCGTAAAAAAGTTGATCCTTCTTATAAGATGAATAGAAGGGCTACTAATCATCGATTAAAACCAGTTGGGTTTAAATCAGCTAGAAAACTAATAGAAGATTCTTATGATTCTGAATGTTGGACTTCTCTAGAAGCAGATGATGTACTAGGAATACTAAGTACTCGTCATCCAGATAAGAATCCAATTATTTGGTCAGGTGATAAAGACCTTAAACAGATCCCAGGTTGTCACTTAGATGACAACGGTAATACTTATACTATTTCGGAGGATGAAGCCGATGCCTTTTTCTATCGTCAGTGCCTCATTGGGGACGCTGTTGACGGCTACGGTGGCTGTCCGTCTATTGGTCCAAAGACGGCAGAAAAGCTCATACCATTGGAACGATTCAACGCTGCCTCCGCATGGCGAACTGTAGTTGATACATATAGAAAGAAAGGATTAAGTGGTAGGCAAGCTCTAACGCAAGCTAGACTTGCCCGTATTCTTCGTGATACGGAGTACACCTTTGATCAAGTAGAACTATGGACCCCACTAACCCTTCCTACTATGGACACGATAGATCTGTAGTTGAATGTATTGATTACATTGAAAGTCATGCCTTTGATTTCTTAGAGGGTAACGTAATAAAATACGTCACTAGATATGAAGACAAAAATGGCTTAGAAGATTTAAGAAAAGCTAAATGGTATCTTGAACGCTTAATCCAACGTGAAGAAGCCAAAATGGAGCCTCACGATGTATCCTTATACAAGTCTCTTATTGTACATGATGACCCAAAGTACCAATGCGGAATTGGTGAGGATATGGATGAAACAAGCGGGCCAATTAACCAGTCGTAATAGCACGCATTCTTCTGATAATAAGGAGCTTCAGCTTACTTTTGTAGAAGAAGAGTTTTACGAACTACTCCATGCTTGGAAGCATGAAGAGCGTAAAGATGTTATTAAGGAAGCAACCGATGTACTTTGGGTTACTTATGGCTTATTACATTTACTTGGTGTTGATCCAGATGTAGCCTTCGATAGGTTATATTCTTCCAACCTATCTAAATTACCTTTTACTTATAAGGACGGTAAGGTTCAAAAAGGTAAAAATTATGTACCACCTACTTTGTCAGACCTATGAAACTCAAAGAAATTCAATTAACAGATCATTTCACTCCAGCATTAGCAGTAACAGGTCGTGTAGATAGCTGGCTAAAAGAGCCTACAAGACGCTATCCGATGTCATGTACTGTATTCGTTGTTGAAGATACAATGGACGAACATGAGGATGGTATTGAGGCTAGTTTTTTGTTCGCTTCTAAAGCTTTACGTTATGGGGCAGGTGTTGCTATACATTTAAGTAAGTTGCGTCCTAAAGGTACAAAGAATGAACATGGGATGGTTGCGTCAGGACCATGCGGATTCATGGAGATCTATAGTAAGTTCAACGAAGTCCTTAGAAGAGGTGGTACCTACAGAAATGGTGCAATTTGTGTCCATTGCGATTGGGATCATGCTGATGTTATTGAGTTTATTCAGTATGATCGTGGTCGAATACCTTGGGTTAAACGTTGTGTCAATGTTGATCATGAGGTAATTAATAAGCCTGATGTTTTAAAAGCAATAATGGAAGGAGCTAGAAAAGGTGATATATGGATTGTTAAGAAACAATACGATGATGAAGGTGAAAGAATTTATCACAATGTTTGTCAAGAAATTTTAATTAAGTCCAGAGATACTTGCCTTCTTTCTCATATAAATTTGGCTGGTACTAGAGCTGTTAGTGAGATACCTAGTGCTTTTGTTCATGGTATGGAATTTCTTTGTTCTCTTTATCAACAAACTGGTGCTGATCAGTCAGGTATTTATAAGAGAAAAGATAAGCAAGTAGGTTTAGGAGTATTAGGTTTATCTAATCTATTAGCAATTGAAGGTGTATCTTATAACGCTTTTGTATCAGCTTTAAGATTTAGAAATCTCCATCCACATACACAGCCTCCATCTGGTATAACTATGGCTCATGCAATCGTTGTTGCTTTGGAGTGTGGTTATAAAGAAGCAACTAAAGTAGCTGAAAGATTTGGTATGTCTAGAGCTTTTACTATTGCTCCTACAGCGTCTTGTGCTTATCGCTATACAGATAGAGAAGGTTATACAACTTCACCTGAAATATCTCCACCAATCTCAAGAGAAATAGATCGTGATAGTTCTACACTTGGAGTAACAAGTTATAAATTTAATCCTAAGTGTGAGATCGCACAAGAAGTAGGTTGGGATACTTTCTTTGAATTAAATGCAGAATGGCAAGTCATGATGGATAAAACCCATAAGGCTCATGCCATCTCAATGAATTGGTGGTCAGATATGACAGAAATGAATAGGGAATTTATGGCAAGATGGTTAAATTCTCCGCTAAAAAGTCTATACTATTCTTTACAGGTAATGCCTGATACTCAAGATAAATCTGACGTATATGCTGCTTTAGATGAAGTAGATGTTGACGATTATTTGAGTGAAATTCTGGCTGAAGGTGGTCAGATTTTGACCGATGATAACACTCCAACTTGCGATTGTGCAGAATGAACCCATACGATAAGCTATTGTCTAGAAAAAGGACTTGGACTCCTGTAAAAACTAGCAAAGGATTTATAAAGGATGAAGCAGTCGATGTTGTTAAACGTGCTTTGGCAATACGGCATATGGAATTACCAGTGGGGGATTTTATCCAAGAAGCACTTACTGAAGTTCCAGAGGCATCTAGAAAATTACTCTTATCAAACGTTCAGGATGAAATAAGACATGACATTGCTCTTAACTTTGTTATCGATGCTCATGGTGAAGATCCGAAAGCGGAGGCAGAGGCTTTCAGAATCAGAGATGCCTGGACTTCCCACCCAGATCACACCATCCTCAAAGCCTTAGTAGCTGAACGTGCTATCTTCTTCGTTCTACTTCCAATGTTTCGTTATCTTGGTGATTCTGGTCTACGCACAGTATCGGCTGATATTTCCAGAGACGAACAGATACACGTTGCCGCTAATTCTCTCGTATGTGCTGATATGGGTTTACGCTGGAGTCCTTCTCTGGACAAACTTAGGAAAGCCACTATTAACTGGGTACTACAACCTTTAGGTACTTCAGAAGATCGTTACTTTAATAGACAGTTCTGGCTAGATCAAAGTGATAATCTGATGTATGCTGGAAAGGCGAAGGGTCTAAAAGATACTCAGAGAGCTAGAATGCCAGCGTTCTTTGAGACAAGTAACCAAGATCTACCAAGCTATGCTTAGATTACCAGACAGTTTTAATCCCAATCATAGAGTAGTACCTTTAGAATCACCTCTTTATGATTGGTCTGGTGACTTAGCATTTTCTGGTATGGAGATGCGTTGGTTTCATAAATGGGTTTGGGATCAAGTAACAGGTGCTGTTGATACTGTTGTTGATGTAGTTACTGATGTGGCTGATACTGTTATAGATGTAGTTTCTGACGTAGGAGAAACAGTTTGGGACGTTGCTACTGATGTTGTTGAAACAGGTGTAGACGTTGTAGGAGATATTGGTGAAACTGTTTTAGATGTAGCTGGAGATGTTGGTGGAACTGTTTTAGATGTAGCTGGAGATGTTGGTGAATTTGTTTTAAACATTCCAGAAAATTTAGTAAATGTTGGTGAAGATGTCTTAGGGGTTGTAGGTGATTTAGGTGAAGGTATTCTTGAAGCTGCAGGTAATGTTGGTGAAACTGTTTTAAATGTTGGTGAAGGTATTTATAACGTTGGTCAAGATGTTGTTCAAACAGGTTTAGATCTTGGAGGTAGTATTTATGATACTCTTCAAGATGTTGGTAGTGGTATATGGGATGTAACTACTGACGTATTTGAAACTGCATGGGATGTTGGGGAAGATTTATTTGATATAGCAGGTGATATAGGTCAAGGAATTCTAGATACAGTGGGTGATATAGGTGAAGGTATTTGGGACTTAGGTGAAGATATAGTAGGAGGTATTGTGAATCTTTATGAAGATATAACTGGTATAACTGCAGCTGAAAAAGCACAAGAAGCTTTTGAAGCAGCCTTTGCTGAACAGCAAGCAGCTGAAGCTGACTTATTAACAGCTGAAGGTCTAGCACAAGCTGATCTTGATGCACAGGTAGCTGCAATGACAGAAGCAACGAAGGCGCAACAAGAACAAATAACATCTGCTGGTTATGCAGAACAAGAAATAGCAGAACAAAAAGCAGTCCTTGATAAGTCTGGTACAGCTTCAATTGCTCTAGCTAAACAACAATCAATAAACGCAGAACTAGAATCGGCTAGATCTGGTCCAGGTTTAGATGAAGGAGCAGTAGATGAAAGTGCTGCAGATACTGTTAGAAGACCTGGGGTCCAGCGAACTAAACTTAAACGTCAAAGATTTGGTGGCTATAGTGGTACTGAAGAAACAGAAGTTGATCCTGTAGCTATTAACATATGATTCCTATTCTTGACAAAGACATTTTAGAATATTTGGATGACCTCTATCCAGATAAGGCTCCTGATCTTAGTATGGAAGAGAAACTTATTTGGTTTAATGCTGGACAAGTTTCAGTTGTACGTCATTTAAAAGACAAGTACAATCTTCAAGAGGAAACTAAGTACAACTAATTTACTAGGTATTAATTATGGTCGCCCCCATAGTATTAGGTTCTTTAATTTTAGGAGGTGCTCAACTTTATTCAGGTTGGCAAGCCGCTAAAGGTGCTAAGAAACAAGCTGCTGCAGCTAGACAGCAAGCTGAAGAAACAAAAACAGCTTCTATAAATAAGATTGCACAGCTAAAATCTGAGCAATCAGATAGAGCTGATCAACACGCTGCAGATATAGCAGCTATTAAAGAACGTACTGCTGCCCAAAGTGCAGCTGCTACTGCTGCTCAACAATCAGCTATTAAGCAGATCAACCAACAAAGAGCACAGTCAAGCTTAGCTATTCAGCAAAAGAACCTACAAACTGCTATGCAGCGACAGCAAGGCGGTCAGAATGTTAGTACTAAAACTAGGAAACGAGTAGGTAGTCCGCTTAAACTTAGAACAGGAGTCCAAGCAAACTCTGCTTTAGCCTTTGGTGGAAGCACTAAATCTTCAAAAGGAAGTAGTAAACTAAATGTCTAGCACTGCACAAGCTTTATATCAAGCACTAGAACCTGAAAAGGCTATTTATTTAGATAGGGGCATTGAGTGTAGTAAATACACACTACCTACTCTTATTACAGATAACGATAGAAGTTCTGGTAAAAACCTTTACACAAAAATTACTACTACCTATCAAGGCTTGGGAGCCAGAGGTGTTAATAACTTAGCGTCAAAACTTTTAATAGCTTTACTACCTCCTAATCAAGCATTCTTTAGGTTGTCTGTAGATGATATGAAACTCCAACAGGAGTTAGATAACTATAAAGATGTTCAGTCTCAATTTGATCAGCAACTGTCTCTAATGGAAAGAGCAGTGATGAGAGATATAGAAGAGTCAGGAGATAGAACAGCATTATTTGAAGCTCTTAAACATCTCATTGTTAGTGGTAACGCTCTACTCTACATAGCTGAGAATGGTACAAGAGTTTATCCACTTAAATCTTTTTGTTTAAGAAGAGATCCAGAAGGTAATATTTTAGAAGTTGTATTAAGAGAGGAAGTTAATCCTGAAGTACTACCTGCTGGTGTAGCTCCTAAGACTTCTGATAATAAGTTTACAGATCAAACAGTCTTTGTCTTTACTCATATTTCTTGGAACTATAAGAAAGATAAATGTAATTGGTATCAAGAGGCTTATGGAAAACGTATAGGTAAGGAAGGTTCAACTCCTATAGAAAAGTCTCCTTGGATCCCATTAAGGATGTTTAGGGTAGCTCATGAAGCTTACGGACGTTCTTATTGTGAAGAGATACTAGGTGACCTTAAATCTTTAGAGTATCTCTCAAAAGCAATCGTTGAGGGTAGTGCGGCTGCCGCTAAGATTATATTCTTATGTAACCCAAATGGAACTACACGACCAGATTCACTGGCTAGAGCCGCTAATGGTAGCATTGTGGCTGGTAATCCTAATGACGTAGCTCCCCTGCAAATGCAGAAGCAAGCGGATCTTACGGTTGCCTTAAATACGATTGCAAGAATTGAACAAAGACTTAGCTTTGCTTTCTTACTTAATAGTGCTATTCAAGCTGGTGCTTCTGGTAGAGACAGGGTTACTGCAGAAGAAATCAGAATGGTTGCACAGGAATTAGAAACAGGATTAGGTGGAGTGTACTCAGTTCTTAGTGTTGAACTACAGCTACCACTAGTTCATAGAAAGATGGCTTTAATGGAACGTCAGGGTAGATTACCGAAACTTCCTAAGGATGTTGTTAAGCCTAGAATTACTACAGGATTAGATGCTTTAGGTAGAGGTAACGATAAAGCAAAACTTATTCAATTCATCCAAACCCTAGCTCAGACAATAGGTCCAGAGGCTATGGCTAAATTCTTAAATAGCAGAGAACTTATAACAAGACTTGCAGCTTCTGATGGTTTAGAAACTTACAAGCTGATTAAATCAGAAGAAGAATTGATGATGGAAGAGCAACAAAGAGCTATGATGATGCAGCAACAAGCTGCTGCGCAAGATCCTCAAAATGATCCTGCAAAGCAAGCCGCCCTATTAAAAGCAGAAAATGACTCAGTCAGGACAGAGCAAGAAACCACAACAGAAGGTGGTGGAGGTAACTAAGGAAGAAGCTCCCTTAGATGAATACTCTCAATTAATTGAAAAGTTAAAGAAAGAGAAACCTGCAGTTTATGAAACTTTTCAACAGGCTGCTAAAGCTGGTAAAAGAGTTAAGATTGGTGACGATCTCTCACTTAGAATCGGTTAAGCATGGAAGTTAACACAATCAGTCCTACCCAAGAAACTGGACCTTACAACGAACAGGATCAACAAGTCTTAGAAGGTAAGGAACCTATTGGTGAACAGCAACCACAGGAGGAACTTATTGGTGGCAAGTTTAAATCCGCTGACGATCTTCTCCAGGCTTACCAGGAACTTGAGAAAAAGTTGGGATCGAATCCCAGTGATGAGGAAACTCAGGAGGCATCAGAGGAGAGTACGGAGGAGACAGATGTTTCAGTACTATCCACGGAGGAAGAGCAGGTTATCCTAGAAAGCGTAGGAGGTCAGGAAAAGTATGACCAAATACAAGATTGGGCTAGAACTGCTTTAGATGGTGACGAACTAGAAGCCTTTAATAGAGAGGTTAATAGTGGTGATTACTACAGAGCTAGAAATGCTTTACAGTCTTTGACTTTTGCTTACAACGAAAACTCTGGTGTAGAACCTGAATTAGTAAGTGGTAAACTTTCAGCCAGATCTACGGATGTGTACCGTAGTCCTGAGGAAGTTGTAACTGCTATGAGTGATTCTAGGTATCTACAAGATCCTGCTTACACTAAGGATGTTGAGGAAAAACTAAACAGAAGTAACGTATTAACTCCAACTTAAGCTAGTATTAGAATAGCTTATGTATTAATATTGCTGCCTGTGAGCAGATAACAGCGGTTGTCATACTGAGCGTTTTTATCATTTAACCAATTAATTCGATGCCAGATTTTTCAAGCATCTCCAGGTTAGGTGGCATTAATGGCGTTCAATATAACGCTGGTTCTGCTGCTGGTAACTATGAAAAGGAGAATGCAAATTTTCTGAAAGTCTTCTCAGGTGAGGTTCTAACTGTCTTTAATAGAGAGACAATCTTTAAGGATCTAACTCAAAAGCGTACAATATCATCAGGAAAATCCGCTGAATTTCCAATCACGGGTCGTTTTTCAAGTCGCTACCACCGCCCAGGTGACTGGATAACAGGCCAAGGTAACAAGGGAATGACAGGAAGTAAGATTATCACTATTGATGATCTACTTATTGCTGATGCTTCAATTTATGATTTAGATGAAGCCAAACTTCATTGGGACGTTAGAAGCATTTACAGTAAGGAATTAGGAAGGGCTTTATCAAGAGCTTACGATAAGCGTCTAGTCCGTACACTCCAAACAGCTTCTGAGTCTGATGGTCGTGTTAAGGACTGGGATTCTAAGAGATTCCAGCTAAACAGTGGTACTTATGCTTCTGTAAGTACAAACACAGTTACTCTTTCTGCTAACTTCCAAACTGCTGAACTTACTTATTGGGCAGCTGGTGAGGTTGTTTACGGTGAAGATTCAGGTGCTTACGCTGTTATTACTACAGCTCCTTCAAACGGTGCAGCTACCTTTGTAATTAACCCAATAGGTTCTATTGGTACTGGTACTGATTCAACCTTCAAGGTTGGAGAGCGTTTATTCGTTCTTAATAGCCTTCCAGGTGGTACAGCAATTACAACTTCAACACTCAACGCAACTAGAGGTACTAGAGGTAATGAGATTGTTGAGTACTTCTATCAAGCGTGTCAGGCACTTGATGAGAAAGATGCTCCTAGAGATGGTCGTGTAGCTGTAGTTGGCCCAGGTTGTTATTACGATTTATTAGCTTCTGATAGAGCTATTAACACTGATTGGAACTCAGGTGGTGGTGAGAACGGATCCTTCAAGGGTAATAAAGTTCTTAGTGTTGCTGGTTTTGATATCAGAGTATCTAACCATCTTGGTGACAATGCTTACAACTCTGCACGTCAGGGATATGTAGGTCAGGCTAACCAGGCAGCTACTACTAGAGGAGAACGTCCTAATTACATTAATGGTAATGACGGTTCCGATGGTACTACAGCCGCTGGTACTAACGACTACTGGCAAGATGAGCAAGGTAATACTTCAAGTATTGCTAATATGTTTGCCTTATGCTTTACAAAAGAAGCAGTTGGTACAGTAGCTCTTAAGGATCTCAATATGCAGATGACTGGAGCTGAGTACAAGGCAATGACTCAGTCCACAATGATGGTTGCTTCTTATGCAGTTGGTCACGGTATTCTCCGTCCAGACTGTTGTGTTAGCATCAAGCATGATGGAACAAACCGCTGGTAATTAATTCCTTAATTACGAATACAATAAGGGGAGGCTCTAGTTTCCCCTTTTTTATTAAATAATGGCAACTACTAAACTAAAAGCAGTTAATACACTTCTTTCTATTATTGGAGAAGCTCCTGTAAGCTCATTAACTCCTCCCTTAACAGGAGATGTAAGTATTGCAGACACAACAATAGATGAAGTAATAACAGAAGTACAAAGTATGGGATGGTCGTGGAATACCTATATTTATAAAAACATACCCTTAGACTCTAATGGGCATTCTTCTCTTCCTGCTAACGCTCTTGCTGTACGTTTCAATCCACTTGCATATCCCTCTCAAAGATTTGTTTTAAGAGGTACAAAACTTTATGATCGTATTCAAAATACTTATGACTTAAGGAAAAGTTTAGGTGTTGCTTTAACAGGTTTAACGCAGAGTGATATTGAAGCAGAAGTAGTAGCAGAGCTAGCTTGGGATGAAATACCTGAAACAGGTAGAAGATATATAATGATTAGAGCTGGAAGAATGTTTGCTAATAGAGTGCTAACTTCATCTACGATAGAAGCATATACACAAGAGGATGAAGTACAAGCTCTTCAAACTCTTAAACGTACTGAAGATTTAGCACAGAACCATAACTTTATTAGTGGTCCTAATGATCTTTATGGTGGTCGTGTATTAACAACTTTTGGTCCTGATATTCTTGATCGCTAATGGCAAAAGAAATCTTTAGTCAAATTATTGGACCTTTAAACAAAGGTGTCAATCAACAAGCAAATAGTTTCATACTTCCTGGTTTTGCTAAAACACTTGAAAATGGTAACTGTGATCTTGTAGAAGGTTTAAAGAAAAGACTAGGTTCTGTTCCTGTTAAAAGGGTTGATACACTTACTAAGAACTCTGGTGGTAATAGTTTAGTAGGTACTATTAAATGGGATGAAGCATGGGTATATGTTTATAACCGTAGTACTGATGAGCGTTTTATTCTATTTGTAGTTGATGATAGTAGAACTGTTTCTAAGACTGGTAATGTTGCAAATAATAGTTATACAATTAGTAGTGTTAATAGCGTAACTGATATATTTATAGGATCAGAAATAAGCGGAACAGGAATACCTACTGGTACAAAAATTGTAGATATAGGAACTAATACTATTACTTTAGATAAAGCTGCTACTGCTACAAATAATAGTGTTACCTTAACTATTGAATCTAACTATACGTTTGTTTCTGGTGTATCTAATATTGAACCTCTTAGTGGAGCAGTACCTAGTGTTATACCTATTGAGCAAGGATTTCAAAATGTAACTAATACTAATCTTGAATACTTAAGAGGTGCAGGTAGAGCTAGAGATAGGTTTAGAGCTACTTCCTTTCAAGACTATGTATTTGTAACTAACATACAAAAAGATGTAACTTTTGATGCTTCTGAAGTTTTAACTAGATACAATATAGGATCTATAAGTTCTGCTTATCAGCCTATAAAAGCACAAGTATGGGTTAAATTAGTTGATTACGATACTCTTTATTCAATTGATATAGAACTAGATAACGGTACTAAAATTAACGGTCATTATATGACCCCATCATTAACAGATGATGTTGGTAATGCTAATGTTGTAAGTTCTGCTGAAATTGCTTCAAGACTACAAAGTTATTCAGATACAGTTGTAGGAAAAACTACTAACGCTAATGCAACTATTAGTGAAGTACATAGTTCATTAATAAAGCGTGTTCATGGTGGGGAAGTTATAACAGGAGCAGGTATACCAGCTAATACTTTTGTAGGAACTGTAGGTGAAGATAGCTTTACCCTTGTTAATTCTGCAGGTGCTGCTGTTAATGCTACAGCTAACTCAGGAGCTGTAACTCCTACAGCAGATACAACGGCAGATTTAACAACAGTTAAAAATATCAGCAGTATGACTGATGTAGTTGTAGGTCGTACTGTTACAGGTACAGGAATAGCAGCAGGTACTTGGGTTACAGCTGTATCTGGTAACACGGTAACTTTAAGTCAAAAGGCTACTGCTACTGGTGCAGGTACAACATTAACGTTTACAGGAACTACACTTACACTTGCTCATGGTTTAGATGATCTAGATACAGGTGGTGAACTTACTTTTGAAGTAAAAGATTCTCAATTAATTGTTGGTTTAACTAATGCTTCTCGCTATTTCAAAAGTTTTGTAGCTTCTGATGCTAGAGGTAATGCTTTGATGTCTGGTTTCTCAAGTAGGGTTACTAGTATTACAGAGTTACCTTCTACTTCTTGGGAGGGATACACAATTATTGTTGCTCCAGACGGAGCTGCTGATAAGAGTTCTTATTACTTAAAATTTAACGCTGAAAACACTACTGTTGCTGGTACTTTTGCTAGAGGTACTTGGGAAGAAGTATCAGGTTGGGGTACACAAGGGCAGCTAGAAGATGCGTCAATGCCTCATTCTTTCATTTACTATAGAAACGATAGTGGTGTAGTTAAGTTTACTTTCCAACCTTTTAGTGGTGCTGCTTATACAGATGGAGGTTTTAGTTTAGATGTACCAGGATGGACCTCTCGTTTATCTGGTGATAACGATGAAGTAAAACAACCTTCATTTCTAAATAAGAAAGTAAATGACTTAGTTTTCTTTAAAAATAGACTTGGTGTAATAAGTGGTGAGAATATTATTCTTAGTGAAGCTGGTTCCTATTTCAACTTCTGGAGACAATCAGCTCTACAAGTTTTAGATAATGATCCTATCGATTTAACCGCAGTTAGTAATGATGTTGCTGTACTTAACTACGCTTTACAGCAGCAAGATGAATTAGTTCTATTCTCTAATGAAAACCAGTTCCGACTATATTCAGGTGATAACGTAACTTTCTCTCCTGAAACAGCTTCTGTAGGTCGTATTAGTTCCATTAGTATGGAATCTCAAGTTAAACCACAGCAAGTAGGACCACAAGTTATATTCCCTGTTAAAGAAGGTGACTACACAGGACTACATACTTTTATAACAACTGATCGTACTGTTGGTATTAACTTAGGTCAGACTGCAGTTATCACAGAAACAGTACCTAAGTACATACCTAAAAATGTAGACTCTCTAGCTGTTAGTAGAACTGATCAATATTTAGTAGTACTTAGTAAGGATGATCCTGATGCTTTATATGTTTATCAATTCTTTTGGGAAGCAGCTGGTGGTTCTTTAACTAACAGACAGAATGCTTGGTCTAAATGGACTTTCCCTAATAAGAGTATTTATTGGTGTGACTTTGTAGAAGGTACTTTATTTAAGCTATCTAAATATGTAGAAAATAGTAATAGTCAGTACTACTTGGAAGCACTTAATGCTTCTAGACCACCACAAGAAAGTAGTGATCTATTCTTAGTTGATAGACAATTATCAGATTCTATTGAGACTGATATAGGTTTACCTACGTTTGCTTACAATAACCTGACAAATATTACAACAGTAACTCTACCTGCTAATTTCTATACAGTTAATCCGAGTCAATTCGTTGTTATTAAACAGGATAAGAACGATGCTAACGAAGCTAAGAAACGCTGGATCGTGGCTGATGCTATTCCTGCGGGTGTCAATTCTTTTACCCTTAGCAGTATTGGGGATTTTAGGCAGTGCTCTTATGTCTTCGGTGAGCAGTTCTCTTTCAAGTTTGAGCCGCCACAGCTTATGCCCTACAGTAAAACAGCTACAGACAATACTTTTATCGGTAATCGTACTGGTCGCCTTCAGTTACGATATTTGGATGTTTACTACAATGATGCTAGATACTTCACAGTTGACGTAACACCTAAGTTTAGAGATAAGAGTACTTATGAATTTGATCGTAGAGATCCTTTAAATGGAAATATTATTATTGGTCAAGTATCAGACTTTGAAGAAGCTAAATTCAGAGCTTATATCCAAAGTAAGAACGACCAAGTTACTATAGAAGTAGTAAACAACAGTATAGACCAAGCTAAGTTTGTAGCTTTAGAATGGACTGGACTGTATTTTGACGTTGCGAGGAAGTACGGCTAAATGGCTAATCCAAGTGCAAATCTAGGAGAATTAACAGGAGGAGCAAAAACTACAGGAAGCTCAAACACCTTCTTCTCTGGTGGGACTATGTCTCTTATTGGAACAGGACTAGAAGTAGGTACTAAATACTTCGCTTATCAAGCAGCTAAATACGAAACTAAACGTCAAAACGCTGTAGCTCAAACTAAGTACTGGAGAGAGTGGGCTAATCAAGAAGCTAGTAACTGGAGAGACTATGAAGTACAACTAAACAACTACTATAATAATAAAACTTGGGCTGAGACTCGTAGACAATTTGAAAGTTTAAAACAAGAACTACAAGCTGGTTATAAAGGAGAAGTAGCTTTATCAGCTATGAAAAACTTTGAACGTCAAATGGCTGATATTGAAGGTAGGTTCTATGAAGAAGAAGCTAAAGAGATCATTGAGTTAGAAAATGTTAGAAGAGATATACACGCTAAAGGAGTTAAAAAGATAGCAGGAGGACAAGTAGGTAATAGTGTACAAGCTATACAAAGTGCAAAAGACCAACAATGGCTAACAAACTTGAGTAATAGACAGATTACTAGGGAGTTTAGATTAGCTGACAAACAGAAAGCTATTGCAGCTGCAGACGTTGCAAGACAAAACACTGTAAACCAAGTCAAGTACTACACACCTACTCCTGTTCAAGATCCAGTAAAACCACTTACACCATTACCAGTAGAAGGTGTAGAACCTACTGCTGCTATGGCTCCTGCTAGTTCTCTTACAATAGGTTTAGATTTAGTTTCTACTGCTTTTGATGCCTATATGAATTATAAAGACTACCAACCATCCGATGAAGACATGACCCAAAATGAGAAAGTATCATGACCAGTAGTTTCGGTATTACACCTCAGAGACAAAGACGTAGTCAAGAGGTTAGACCTGCAGAACCAGATCAGGTAAAAGCTCCTGATCAGCCATATCAACAGCAACGTAGAGGTGGTGGTCAATTACTTGATCATTCTTCTTTTCAGCCAGATAAAGCTGCTTTTAGTGCTTTCCAACAAATAGAAAATTTCTTACAAGAGGGTGGTGTTTGGGATAACGCAACAGGAAGGATTCATGAGACTTATAAAAAAGGAGCTAAAGAAAAAGCAGATAAACTACGTCAAACTGAAAACTTTTATAAGTCAGCTGCTAAAGCCTATGACGCAGGTGAGAAAAACGCAAAAGCTACACAACTATTAGAAAAGAAAGGAGAGTTTGAAAAAGCAAAAGAAAACAGATTAAATGATCCTTGGGTTAACTTCTACTATTGGGATGCTGTTTCTGATGATGTAGGAAGGAATGCAGCTCTGGAGCTTAAAGCTTGGGGTTCAAAGGATATAAATCATTTAGCACGTTTAGATGAAACTCAAAGAGGTTTAGCAATACAAGAAAAAGCTAACCAAATCCTACAAGGATCTGAAGAGATACCTAAAAATTTTAGAACAGCAAAGATAGATAAGTATATAGCTTCTGTATCTTGGGATTTAAAACAAGCAGCTTTCCTAAAATCTAAAGAGTTTGTAATTGAAACTGATCAAAAAACAGCATTAAAAAAGTTAGAAGCTAGTTGGAATACTGCTGGTATATTCTCAAAAGTTCCAAATGGTGAAGCATTAGCTGCTACTAATATCCCAAAAGGAATAGTTGATTATAGAAACTATTTAATAGATATTAGAGGTTATGACAAGAAAGAAGCTACAGAATTTTTAGCACAAGCTATTAAAAATGGTTCCATATTTATAGATACTGATAATAATCAGTTAAACGATATAGGTGAGTGGGGCAATATGAAAATGATTTTTGATTCTTTAAAAGACTTAAAATTTGATGGTATACCATTCTTAAAGTTACAAGATTCAGAAAGTGTTTCAATGAGGAAGCATCTAGAACAAGCCTTCTATAAAGCTGGACAGATGGCTGAATTTGTTAATACTCAATATGACAGAAAAGTAGCTAGAGGTAAAAAAGAGATTGACCACAAATTAGAAAAAGAAGGTAATAAGTTTTGGTTAAAATATCATAACTACACAGGCACTGATTTTGAAGACATAGTACAACAGCAAAGAGAAAAAGTTAAAGAAGAGATGAAAGCTGCAGCTGAAGCTCAGTTATTACCTCCAGGTGTTTCTCTAACAGAAGCACTAAAAATGGTAGATGATATGTACCCTATAGGTGGTACAGAAATGCCACCATTAAAAGAAGAACGAATTCTACAAGATGCTAGAGAATATATAGCGTTAACACAGGATACAGAAATACCTCAACACATTTCTGAACAAGTAGCAGGAACTACTGCTGCAGTAAAGGTACAACAACTATTTGGTGAAGCTAGGGCTAAACTTATAGGAGCAAATAGATCTGCTATATCTGCTAATGTAGCTAGTGATTATAAGATTATTAATGATGACTTAGATCGTATTCTTGGTGAAGACGAAGAAATAAAGCGAAAAAGAACACATGGTGGACAAAGTGCTAAGGATGCTGAACGCTTAATTAAAGAAGCTAAAACTAGAATGCAACTTACTTTAAAAAGTACTCTCGAACCAATCCTAAATAAGAAATATACTGAAGCAGTTTTAAACGGTGTAGATATTACTAATGCACAGAATAGAGCTAGGATTCAGCAAGAAGTTATAAGAATGGTAGAGAACGATCCTACTTTATCTGATATAAATGCTTGGACAAATGTTCGTACTGGTGAAACTAAAAAAGTACCAGATTTAGGAATAGTTGAATTAGGTTATGAAACTAAGCAAATAAAAGGTAAAACTAGTCAGGTAATAACTAAACCTCACGTTATAGAAATAACAGATACAGATAGTGCTTTTGGTTGGTCTATGCAAGCTGCTACGGCTTATGCAGGTAAAGGTGATCTATATAAAAGTGAAGTTTTAGACAGAACAATTGTTATACCTGAGCCTTATCTTAAAGAATTTAGTCATGCTTTAAGTGGTGGTGAAGATATTGTTGTTAGTGAACAAGCTAGGAAATGGTTACATAACATCTCTGAAACAGCTACCGATGGTGACGTAAAAGCTTGGGAAGCTCTTAAATCACAGCTTAACCTTTATGAAGGTAATACCTATGATCGTGGTTTATTCCCTGAAGAAGCAGATGCAAGGTTAAGACAAATAGCTTCGCTTATAAACTCTGTAGATATAATGAGTGGTCATAACATTTCTGATGTTGGTATAAGAATGGCTCCTGTTTCAGACGGTGATTCACAAGCTATTGACTTTGTTCTTGAAAGAGTAGGAGATAAACAACTAGCTAATAATGTACCAACACCTATTTCAGGTACTGTTGTTTATGTAGGAGAAGATGAAAAGTTTGGTGTAAACGTAGTAATAAGTGCAGGTATAGGTGGTACTAACAACAAAAAAGGTTCTTTAATCCGTATTTCTAATTTAGCTCGTACTTCTTTAACAGAAGGTACTCAACTAACAAGAGGACAAACAATAGGACTACAAGGCGATGGTTCAGATATTAACAGTATCCAAGGACAAAGCTCTACTGGTCTATCCAGTAACCCAGGTCATGTACGTTTTCAGATGTATCACCCAGGTACAGGACCAAATCCTACTGAAGTTTCTGCATATAGTCTTTACAGACAACGTACTTTTTGGAATCAAATGTTCCCTTCTATTTATAAGAAGAAGCAAGTAGACTCTAGAAAGCAATCAGCCTTAAATACACCAAAAGGTCAGCCTTTACCACCAGGATAATTAAATGCCTTACGTCCCTATAAAGAACGGTCCAAGTATATGGATTGATGATGCGGAGGAAGCTAAAAAGAAATATGAGGAGTCTTGGGGTTTTGAAACTCCAGAGGTAGAAGAAGTTAGAGATGTTTATGATCCTTCATCAAGGGAAAGAAGACCTGAAACAGAAGAAGAGTGGGATATGTTTAGAGATTATGTAAGATCAGGTGAATCTACAAAAGACGTTCCGTGGGGTACGGCTAGACCTTTAGGTAGGCAGATCACTAATGTTCCTAGAAGAATAATTAATGATCCTGTAAAATTTCTTCAAAAGTTTGCTGATACAACACAGTCAGCTACTCGTTCTAGTTGGGCTTTAGGAACAGTAGGTAAGGATAGTCTTATTCCTTCACAAGAATCAATTGATAAGTATGAAAAGGCAAGAGTTGAAGCAGTAGAAGCTTTAGAAAAGACAGGAAGAAAAGCAGATGGTTCTAGCTATGGAGTACCACAAGATTTTCCTGTTTTAGGAAAGGTAATGAGTGACGATAGTGACTTTGTAAAAGATCATATACAACCACTTACAAAAGCAGGAAAACTTACTTCAAGCGTACTTTCTGTATTTGGTTCTAACGCCTTAGTTGGTGCTGTATTAGCTCCTGCAAAAGTTACACAAGTTGGTAATGTAAGACAGATAGCACCTTTTAAAGGTTTTGAACATCTTTGGAAAAACAAAGGTAATTTAAAAGTTTGGAAAGATGGAATGAGGAATAGTCTTCATTTCCTTATTAGGGAATTAGTACCAAACGCTGTAGAAGATGTAGTTTATTTCCAACCAGGAGATAACCCAGATTTAAAAGAACCATTAGAAGCTATACAGAAGTTACCTCAAGACCAGCGTGAAGCTGCGATGAGAGTTTTAGTAGCTACAACAGATAGTGAATGGAGTCATGCTTGGAAACAGTTTGAAGAGGTAGCTTATGGTGCAGGATTTGTTGTAGGTTTAAGATCACTATTTAGAGCTGGTAATAAGGTATTAAGAAAGAGTAAAGGCTTAATTGAAAAAGAAGGTATAACTAACACATTAGATAAAGCTCTAGATGAAGTAGCACCTGAAGCTCAGAAAATACAAGAATTACAAGCTCTAAATAAAGCTCATGAAATTCGTGAAGATGAGTTAGGAAAAGTAACTACAGAACTTTATAAAGGTATAGATGATATTACAAGGAACTTCTCAGGAGCTGCTAGAAATGTAAGTGAATCTTTCTTAAATAAAGGTATTGATGAAGAAACAGCTATAGGTCAGTTAGCTTTACAAATTCAAAAAGATTTAGCTATTAAGAATAAAGCTGATTTTACAGAAGCTTATGATCGAATTAAAGAGCTTGAATTTGATTTAGTTGCTAAAACTCCTGAAGCTAGAGCTAAGAAACGTGAGCTATATCAGAATAGATTGACTGATTATGAAGAAGCTTTACAAAACGATCCTGACTGGATTAAAGGCAAATCATCTGTAAACCCTAAATCTCCGAAAGCTAGGAGAACTACTAATAGAACTAAACTAAGAAATTTAAGAAATAATATAGCTAAATTAGATGAGTTAGATGAACTACATAGAGCTGTATCACAGCTTGATGAAGGTGACGCAGCAAGACAGGCACGTTTAGAAGAAATGAAAGGCTATAGTGATAGTCTTTTTACTGGTGGTGTTACTGGTCTTAGAAAATTATTAGTTCAAACTCAACAAGAATTAAATCAGTTAGATGCTATAAATGTAAAACGTATTGAAATGCAAGAGAGCAAGAATGCTCAATTAATTTATGAAGGTAAAGCTAGTGAAATAAATCCTAACTTAAATCTTAAAGATGAAAGAGGTTTAGCTTATTTAGAATTTAGAAAACTAATTCAAGAAGGCTTACAGCAAAAGAAATGGGATATAGGTTATGTTCAAAAGTTAGTATTACAAGCAGATGATATACACAATAAAGTTATAAGAAGTGGTGGTACAGCTCCAGACATAATGGAGGGTGCTGAAGATATTGCTTCATCTTCTAAAGGACCAAAAGCAATAGATACTACACCACCTAAGTTAACTATTGAAGAAGTAAGTAAAGCTAAACAAGGTTTTGAAGAAATAGAAAGAGCTTTAGAACAAGGTGTAGATGAATCAATTGAGAATTTATCAATAGCTGCTTCAGAAGAATTTGGGATACCTGCAGATGAGATTTATGCAGCATTTAAAGGTCCAAGAGCAGAAGATATGTTAAAGAGATTAATTGATGGTTCTCCTTTTAAAAAGTACGAAGAAGGAGAAAAACTAATACCACCTAGAGAAGCTCCTATTAAAAATGAAGTGCCTATGAAGGCTGATGCAGAAGGAAACCCTAAAATTGATACTGAAACTATAAATAAGAGAAGAGCTGTTAATAATCCTCCACCACCAAAGCAAGATAATATAGATATTAAAACTAAGAAGTTAAATAAAGATAATAGACAGTTTACTTTACCTAAAACTGAACCTCAAATAAAGCAAGCTGCTAATGATTTAGTTGCCCGTATAGTTAAGACTACAAACGATGCTAAACACGACAAACTACATGGTACTGATTTCTTAGATAAAGATTCTACTTGGTATAACACGTCTACTCTTAAGTATGCTCCAACTATAGATCAGGCTGCAGTTATTAAAGCAGCTGTAGATGTACTAGGAGAAAGAGGATTTAATGCTAATAGATATGCTTTAACAAGAGCTACACAAGTCTTAATTGACTTAGCTGGTAATCCTCAGATATTAGATCAGATAATTAATGCAGGTGAAAAGTATTCAGAAGAGGTAAAAGAGGGGTTATTTATGATTCCTGTACTTACTTCCTTATTCGATAGTCAATCAGCTAACCTTTTGAAGGCTACTAGAGATTTAAGAAATTACCAGGATTTAAGTAAGCAAGGAGACGTAGGAAGTGGTTGGGATGAAAGAGCACTTCTTAAGAACTTTAAAGATAGATATAAAACCTTATTTAGTACGGTAAAGGTTGTTTCTCAACTATTTGAAGGTTTTGGTAATGGTTTACGTCTATTCCAAAAACAAAACCGTCTTGCTTATATTGAGGGTCAACCTAACCCTACAATGAAAGCTTTTGCTGATTTTACTAAAAGATGGGGTGATAAGAGTAAATTCTACGAAGAGTTAGCTACTGCTAGTAAGAAAGCTTCAGAAGAAATAGAAACTCAGTTTGAAGACTTCTTTAAATTAGTTGAAGATGATGCACCTATTCCTCCTGAAAAATGGGAAGGTATTAATAATTTAGTACAAAGAGTTTATGAAGCTAAAGGTGATCTATTAAAGCTTAAGCAGTTAGACGTAACTGGACCTCAACTATTAAGAAGAGTTCAGAGTGGTGGAATGATTTCCAATCCAGCTACTATAGTTTCTATACCTACACAAGCTATACCAGATTCTCTATTAAGAGAAGGTATGTACACAGGTGCTAGTTATTTAAACGCTGGTACTGCTAGATGGATTACTAAAAATTTAGATGGCTATGAAAAAGCCATTATGAAAGCTCGTATGCATCAAGAAACTATATTAAATTTAAGGTTTACTTTTGGTGAAGCTCTTGATTCTTCTCTTAACCGCTTCTTATACGGTAAATCAATAGCAGACCCAGGTACGTCTAATAGAGCTTGGGAAATTAATAGTGCAGGTCTTTTAAGAGAAGATGAAATAACATCTGACTTAAAAGCAGCAGAATTTAACTTACCTTTTATTAACTACGTTTTAAAGAAAAGCCCAGAAGAACAAGACGTACTTTTTGATACTTTAAATAAAGCCCGTGTCTTTACTAAAGTTTTTCATGACTATGCTATAGCTGGTGAAGCTTGGGGTAAACGTTCTTGGTTTAGTAAGTGGTTATTAGCTCCTACTACTTCGGCTGCTCAGAAATTAGGCTTTGGTAAAACTAGTTACTATTCAAATGGTCAACAAGTTAACTTAACTCTTCCTTTCCAGTTATCGGCTCTAGGTGATGAATTTAACTCTGCTTGGTGGGGAAATGCTAGAGCTAGAGCTTTAGCTGAAATAAAAGTAGATGAAGATATAGCTGCAGGTTTAATAGATATAAAAGATAGAGCTGATCAGTTAAAACTATACATAAACAAGTCAAATGAAGAACTTTATAGACCTATTACTGCTGGTTTAGATAACGAAGTTATTGGTTATGAGATCTTAGATGAACAAATCAAAGAGATGACTAGAGCTGTTAACTTAACTGAAGAACTGGAAGGTAATTATAAAGGTGTAGGAGATTTAATAAATAGTGCTAGGTATAACGAAGATCATCCTACCCTTTCAGCTTTTGCTAATACGATGGCTGGTGTTGTTACGTCACCACTTAACGGTATTAAATGGGGAATTAGATGGGGTACTGGTATTGATATATATCAAGTAGGTGTTGATGGGTTAAGAATGGGAGCTAAGAAATTAACAGATCATTTACCAGAAGCTTTACAGAAAAGTGTTACTCAAAACGCTGCTTTCCAGAAACACATTAAAGACTTTGAAAGTAAGTACTTTAGTAAAGATCTAAATACAAGAGTTAAAGCTCAAGGTGCTCTAGCAATAGCTACAGGAATACATTCAACTATATTCTTCCAATTAAGAGATCCTAATCAAGAGATTAGTGGAGGACTTGAAAATACTTATAGAGAAGAAAAAGGACAAGTAGGCTTATTTACGATGCTGATTCAAACACCTTGGGGTCCGTGGAGAATGCCTTATAGATGGATACCTATTTATGGTCAAGCTATGGCTTATCAGGCAACGATGAGAGACATTGAACAGTTTGGTATGACTAAAGGAGCTGGTAACCTCATGGGTGCAGTAGCAGCGGCTACAGCTAACTACATTTTAGAAACACCAGGATTAGCTAGTGTAGAAAGGATTATAAAAGCTGTTCAATCAGCAGCTGAAGGTAATTTTGATAGATTAGGTAAGTTTGCTAGTCAAGCTTTTGCTGCTTCTGGAGATCCTTATTTACAGTTTAGAAAGTTTGTTACTCAAGGTCTTGATCCTAGAAAACCAGCTGATACATGGAGTAAGTATCAGACTCAACAATTCTGGGAAGAAGATCCAGACTATACAGGACCAAGTGGTACTGCTGCAGCTGCTTACGTTACCAATATGGCTACAGATACATTTGGATCACTTATGGGTTATACCAATGAGTATTCAGCTGTAGGTTTTATAACTGATGAAATTGTTTCAATTGTTAAAAAGCATCCAGAAGGCAAGAGTCGTAGAGCTTTGTACTACGGAAAACCAGGAGAAACTATTAATGCTTCTCATGCTGGTAAATGGTATCCAATTCAAGGTGCTTTAGGTCGTTACTGGCTTTTTCCTGATAAATTAGATGATGAAGTTAAAAGTGAGATGGTTGTTAATTTAATACAACCACCTAAACAAAACTTATACGCTAAAGATGGTATTAGAGGTGTGAACAAAACTGTATTAAATGATTTTAATCACTTTTTAAACAGTGAGTTTCAATACTATGACCCTATAACTAAGAAGGACTATGTAGGTATGCACGCTGCCTTAAAGGATTTAATTAATAGTAAATATTATCAATCTCTTCCAAAATTAGATAGCCCTTATGCAACAGGAGGCTATAGAATACTTCCAGGGATACCTGTTCCATTCGGACCTGAACAACCTGATTGGGATCGTTCAAAGAACGTAAGAAGGACGTATCTAAGTAACTACGTTAGAACCTTAATCACTAAAGCTAAAGAGGACTTTATGCTAGGAGAACAAGAAGGGCAGCAGTATAAAGCTCCCGAAAAGCTAAAACAAGCCATCTTAAGCAACAGAAGAGGAGGTAATAAATAATGGCTTACGCTGAAAGGACTTATAGCAGTGCAAGTGGTACTGAATTTGCACTAACAAATAGTGATGGTAAACAGATATTCTTTATTAAAGAAGATGATATTTCTGTTTATGTCAACGGTGTTGAGTGGACTAACGCTAATAGTGGTACTAGTACATATACCATTTCTACTGATAAAACAAAAGTTAATTTAAACAGTAGCGTAAGTGGTGTAACTGTACTGTTGCAGCGTATTACTGCAATTCAAGATCCTACTGTTACTTACACGGCTGGTTCAACTCTTACAGCTATAGACCTTAACAATGCTGATAACCAGATTAGATATGGTCTACAAGAATTTTCAGATAAATATGCTGCTCTAATAACTACAACAGGTAATCTTCCTACTGCATTTAGTTCGTTCTTAGCAGGAGCTGATACCTGGGTAAGTAATGATAATAGAGCTGCTACTACTTTAGCTATAGATAACAGGGTAGATAGCAAGATTGATACAGCTCTTACTACTGATGTCTCAGGTGGTGATGGTGTAACGATTGTTGATAATAGCCCAGGGTCAGGTCAAATAAGGATTGATTTAGATGCTGATATAGCAGCTCTTAGAAATATGCAAACAGGAGCTGCAAGTGCTCTTGCTGCTTTAACTGCTACAGAACTTCAAATATTAGATGGAGCTACAGTTAGCACTACACAGTTAAACTATGTAACTGGTGTTAGTTCTGCTATTCAAACGCAGCTAGATAATAAGCAAGCTAGCGATGCAACTTTAACAGCTTTAGCAGGTGTCACTTCTGCTGCTGATAAAATCCCTTATTTTACAGGAAGTGATGCAGCTAATGTCACTGATCTAACTGCGTTTGCTAGGACTTTACTTGATGATGCTAGTGCTACTGCTGCTAGAACAACTCTTAGTGCTCAAGTTCAGAACGATATTTTAGATGATTTAGCTGGTTTAACTCAAGCTACAGATAAGCTTCCGTACTTCAGTAGTGCGTCAGCTATGGCTACTACTGATATAACTACAGTTGCTAGAGCATTACTTGACGATACTAGTGTTTCTGATCAAAGAGCGACTTTAGGCTTAACTATTGGAACTAACGTCCAAGCCTTTGCTCAAGATTTAACAAATATCAGTAGTATGCAAAGTGGAGCTTCTACAGAATTAGCTACACTTACTTCTTCAGAATTAGACGTTTTAGATGGTTTAACAACAGCAAATAAAACTGCAATACAAAGTATATGTACATCTGGTCAAACTTTAGAAACAAGTTTAAGTACAACTGATAATACAAAGATACCAACTTCTAAAGCAGTAGCTGATTATGTAAATAACCAATCAGCAGCTTTTGGTGGTTTCTTTGCTATTAACTTACCTAGTGGAGCAACTGGAAGTGATACTGATTTTAGTGACTTAAAAGGAGATGGAACTAATGCTGGTACACAGCCTGACCAAGGTGTTGTTGTAAGTATTGGAGATGTTGGCTCAGGTTTCACTGTAAATAACAGTGGTGTTATAACTATTACTAATGCTGCTGGTACTAATAAAAACGTAGAAATATCAGGATTCCCTTCTGATTTAAGAACAACTATAGCTGATGATACTGGCTTACAAATTACATCTGATAAAGATAATAGTACTAGTGGTACTCCAGCTGTTCATAAATATAAGTACCACAAACTATTAGCTAAAGAATCTGATGTTATTCAATTATCAAACGATATAAATGATTTCTTAGATAGATACTTAGCTGCTAGTGCGACTGATCCTGCTGGTTCACATTCAGTTGGTGATTTATATTTCAATACATCCAGTAATGATATGAAGGTTTATAACTCTTCAAATCAATGGGTTGTTGTTCAGTCAGTTGGTAGCTATGAATATCTAACAATAGCTCAATCAGCTAATGGTTCTAGTGCTTCTTTTAATAATTCTGAGACAAGGTTTAAGTTAGTCAAAGTAGCAGGTGGAGCTGCTGTTACTCCTGAATCTGCAGCTCAATTAATAGTTAGTGTTAATGGTGTTATACAAAAACCTAATACAGGTACTAATCCTTCAGGACTTGAGGGTTTTGTTGTTAACGGTACAGATATTATATTTACTGCTGCTCCTGCTACAGCATCTCCTCATCACATCGTATTAATAGGTAGTACTGTAGACGTAGGAACTCCTAGTAATAATACTGTAGGTTTAGATGAACTTGAACACGCTGCAGCTGGTAGTATTCTTTACTGGGATACAAGCACAGTTCCTCAAAGATTAGCTCCAGATAACGGTAAATTCTTAAGATCAAACGGTAGTGGTAGTAATCCTAGTTGGATAACTGTTAATGATGTAACAACCACAATAAATACTAATGCTGATAACAGAATTATTACTGGATCTGGAACTGCTAATACTTTAAACGGTGAAGCCAATCTTACCTTTGATGGAAACAATCTTGCTCAAACAATAGATGCTAGTGGAGAAGGAGTAAAACTTACAGCAGCTGGTGATCATTGGGTAGCTTTTGTTGGAGATTCAAATAGAACTAATGATAGTGTTTACTGTACAAGTTTCTCAGGAAAATGGAATGGCACTACTATTGGATCTTTTAATATTATAACTGGTGCTGATGATACCAATAAGGATGAAGGAGAACTGCAATTCACTACAACACCTTCAGGGGGTTCTGAAACTGAAAGACTGCGCATTGATTCGAGTGGAAATGCAAAATTTTCAACAAATCAAGTACATCTATACAACAATATAGATACCTCTAATACTTATTTCTATGCACAAAATACTGGTGGTGGTAATGCTGGTGTAAAGATGAAGAACTCAGACGGTGAATGGACAATTGTCGCTAATGATCGTCTGAGATTTATGGATGATGATGCAGGTGAAGAAAGATTATCTATAACTTCGACTGGAAACGTAGGTATAGGTACAACCGCACCACCTGACAACTTAAATGTAGTTGGTACTATAAGAGTTAACCAAAGCACAGCATTAGATCACGCTACTAATGCTGCCACACTGCTAGAAGTTAGAGGTGATCATATTGGCGATGGTGGTGTTGATTTGGATTACTTTAAAGGGTTTAAAATTGCTTTAAATGATGGAACTGAGTGGGGAGGCCAAGCTCAATTTTCTGTAGGTCGTTGGGAAGAAGCTAGTAATAATCACGCAAGATCAAGTTTGATGATTTCATTAGGGCATGGAGCATCAAGTTCCGCAACAGATGCGGATACTGATGTTTTACTTTTAAAATCTGACGGAAGTGTAACAATATCTGACGGTGATCTAGTAATGGGAGGTACTGGTCACGGTATTAACTTCGCTGCTGCTCAGACAAATGCGGGAGGGATGACAAGTGAGACGTTGAACTCGTATGAAGAAGGAACTTTTACGCCTAAATTTGGTGGTGTTACTAATTACTCTACTTACCACGTTGACGGAGGAGGCTTTTATAGAAAAATAGGAAAAATGGTTTATATAGTTTGTAGATTTAACGGAGTCACTTTAAACGCTAGTGCCGCTGGAGTTGCAATGATTTATAATTTACCTTTTGCGCCTACAATGTATGGATCTCCTACGGCTTACCCGAAATCGACTGAATTCGGAACACATTTAGTAAACTTTAACTCTAGCTATCATTATTATTGGGGTTGTACAACTGGTTATGGAGGAGCTTGGCTAGGTCAGTATTCTGTCAGCGATGGAAATTGGGCTGATTGGTCTGTAGGAGATTTCGATGCTAGCTCTTGGTATATGGATTTTAGTGGTTGGTATTCTACTTAAACAAACCTAGACCGTTAGCACGTCTAAAAACTACGCACCATTTAAACCTATTTAGCTCGGAGAGCTTCCTTAAAATGGCAATTACAAAAACACTAGAAAACGACAAAATAGAGGTCGTTAATAAATTCAACATTCAAGTGAGATCCGCAACGATCATCAAAGAAGATGGTGTAGAACTGACTCGTAGTTTCCATCGTAAAGTATTAACACCAGGACAACTTAAAGGTGGCGATGGTGCAGATAAAGACACCTTGGTTGAAACTGATTTGAGTGGTGAAGACGCTGACGTAAAAGCAATTGCGGAAGCAGCGTGGACATCTCAAGTCAAGACCGACTACACCGCTTTCTTAGTCGCTAACAAATCTACAACTCCTTAATTATCAATGGCATTAACTACAGTATACTCAGGCGGCATTAAAGACGATTCTATAGTTAATGTCGATATTAAAAGCGATGCTGCTATCGAAGCTAGTAAATTAGATAATCCTCTTCAATTCCCTGATGACCATAAAATAAGTTTTGGTACAGATAATGCAGGAGATTTAGAAATCTATCATTCCGGTGGTAATAGTTTTATACACGATGGTGGGGCTGGTGGATTATATATAAGAGGTTCAATTTTAGGTTGGAGAGATGCTGGTAATAGCAATGCCTCTTGGATTAATACTAATTCTGGTGCAGGAGTGGAGCTATATTATGCGGGTAATAATAAGTTGGAGACAACTTCAAGTGGAATAACAGTTAGACACACAGCAGCAACTGCAGTCACTATAGTTGGCGCAAACAATACAGATAGTGGTATTTACTTTAACGATGGTGCAAATCAGGGAGGAGTTATATATCAACATAACGGCGACTACATGAGTTTCAGGACAGCTGGTTCTGATGATAGACTCCGTATAGATTCGAGTGGAAACGTAGGTATAAATACAACTCCATCTAATATTTTACACGTAAGTTCTGGTAATGATAATATTTGTGCTTTGTTTGAAAGCACAGATGCAGAAGCACAAGTAAGAATAAAAGATACTACTGGAACGGCTATTTTAGCCTGTAAAAATGATTTTTCTTTTGAAAATAGTACGACAGGAAGTTTAGCCAGAATTACAGCAGCCGGGGATTTCAGTATCGGTACGACAAGTCCAGCAATGCCTTTAGATGTAAGAAAAGACAATTCTACGTCTGGAAGATTAGCTTGTTTTGGTACAAATGGTACACCTAATACTGCTGAATGTTCTGGCGTTACGAACGCCTTAACTATTGCAAGAGCAAGAATTAGTGTTCCTGCAAACACTACTATTAATTTAGTTGGGGGTTATGGAGGTTCAATGGTTCTTGTTACTCTTGTACCTGATTCTGGTGTAGCTGATGTTCAAATGACGTTTATGATGAGTCACGGATGGAGTGTTGCTACTCAATTGTTTTATAACACTTATGGTGCAAACGCACCAACAGTGACATGGTCTGCTTCGTCAGGTCATTTACAAATAAGTCATAATCATTCAGGTACAATACTTGTTAATGTTGCTACATTAATAGCTACAGCTCCAACAACAGGTTAAAAAGAGGTAAAACTAATGGCTAATGAAATGGTGGTTACAAAAATCACACCACAAACAATGCAAAATTACATTGTTGATTGGATTTATGGTACAGACTCTAATTCAAGAGGTGTATCAACAGCAGTAAATCTCAGTTCTCTTGCAATAGCTGATAGGCAATCAACCGAAAAAGTTAAAGAATTTTTACAAACTCATTTAGATGAAAGTATTTTTAAAGATTTAGATGATGATATTGCATCAAATCCAGGAACAAAATCATAAATTTAGTACGAATAAAATTATCAGACCGTTAGTACGTCTCAAACCGTACCTGCAATAAAACCACCTTCAGCTATACTGGATTCCAGTTATAACACTAAAATGCATCACACTTCTATAGAAGCTAAAAAAGCTGAACTAGTTAAAGAACTAGAGCAAGTAGTTAAAGAGCATAATGAAGCTTTGGAACTAAAAAATGCTAAATATAAAAGATATACTGAGATACAAGCTTCTTTAAAAACTCTTGCAGAATTAAGTTCTGAAGCAGAACAAGAGGAAACTACTACAGCAGAAGCTACCGTGGTTGAGTAATGGCTATTTCTATTCAAACTAAAATTGATAAGCTCCAGGCTGAACAACAAAGAGTCAGACTAGAGCATGACAATCATTTAGCAGGATTGAATAAAGCCAAAAGACGCTATGCAGAACTAAAAGGTGCTTTAGCAGCCTTAGAAGAAGTAAAACCTAAGCCTAAAAAGAAGAAACCTGTAACAACTAAAGGTTTTGGTAACGAAGATTTAGTAGATCTTAGTTAGGTGGATAAACCATCAATTGATATACCCTCTCTAGGATCAATGTTTATTCCTGGGAGGGTATCATTTGATTTACCTTTGGTAACTCCAGCTTCTCACGATCCAATCCTGATTCCAACGAAGGAACAGATGGAGTCGGTACTTGAGGAAGAGAAGGTTGAAGAGTCCGAAGAATCAGAAGATAATTCAAATTCAAAGGAAACATCACAAGTGCAGCAACCACTGCCACAGATCCCCCTGCCAACACCCAAAGAAACCGTACCATCTGAAGAAGTTCTAGCTACGTTCACTATACCTCTTTTGGGAATGGAGATGGCTATACCTACTCCAGAGGTCATTACTACCAGTGTTGTAGCAGCTGGTACTGCTTCAATTATCACGGTAGCTGGTGGTATGGCTACACAAACTGTTGTTAATTACTTAAAGAAGATATTCAAGAAGATCTTTACTAAGGTTCTGAAGAAGGAACTTCAAAAGCCTTCTGATTCCGAAGAACATAAGAATCAATCGAAATAATATC